TCATCGTGATCGACCATAAACAACCATTCAACCGCTAGAGGTTCTTTGGCCAAGGCGAGCCACTGCATCTTTCTTTGAAAGGCTAAATGCGGTCTGCCTCTTGTTGCGTGAACAATGCTGATCTTTGGCTTGGGATACATATTCATTAGCTTGGCTACTTCCTCTTTTTGGTTGTAGCAGATAGAAGCCATTCGATATCCGTCTAGGGCTTGCCAATCGTAAATTGCGTGAACTTGATTCCAATAGTGCAGAGGCGGTCTTGGCATAGCCATACAAGCCCTTCCAGAGTGCCAAGCCTTCGGCCAATCGCCTCTTGCAGAATATTCGGCCATCAAATAAAAATAGGCTTCTCTGCGAATAGGATTAACTGCAACCGCTTCTCCCAAATATCTGAATCGTTTCTCATTAGGCGAGCATCTGCCAAGATTGCAAAGAAGCTCGTATTTTAATGTTTCGTCTAGGTCTGGGAACGCCAACGCTCTTTCCCCGACTTCAATCGCCTTGTCGATTTGCCCACGCAAGAAAAACTCTTGGTGCTGATAGTAAAGATGAAATGGCGTAGAGGTTAATTCATCGGCTAGGATGCGATGATTTCTGTCTGCCGAATCTGCCTTGCTGGTAATCGGGCGATGAATCCGAAATACTTTATCAATGGCTAATAGTTTGTTCCTATCGTTTGGCTCAAGGGCTTCGTGAACTCGATTCCGCCACCGACCGCATCCCTTCCGCAAAGCCATCTCTCGAATGGGATTTAACCCAGCATTCTCGACTAGATACCTAAAGCAAACAATTTCAGCTCCTATTTTTTCCGCTTGTTCCAGCCCCTCTTCTAAAACCTTTTCCCCGCCCTCTGCCATTATGTCGTCTGCATCTACCCAAATAGACCACTCGTTTTTGCAAGCATCTAGGGCTGTGTTTCTAGCAGAAGCAAAATCGTCTATGTGAGGCCAATCAGTTTTTTTATTCTTATAATGAATGACTTTAGCGCCAAGCGAAAGGGCGATCTCCTCTGTCTTGTCTGGCGTAGCTGACCCCCTAGCCATACAAACAATAACTTCTTCTGCGATTGGCTTAAAAGATTCAATGACTCGCTTAATGTGGGCTTCTTCATTACCTGCGATGAGATAAACTGATATAGGATATTTCACTTGAATAGGATTTCTAACTGATAGGGGATGTCAATTAAAAGAAAAAGGGGGAGCAGGTTATTCACCCACTCCCCCTTGTCAGAGGAAACAACCAACAACAATCTTTAGCGGAAGTTGGTAGTGATACGAACCGCCGCATTGGGGTCAATAACTACTTCATCGGTGTTCATCCGCACCCGCAACACTTGGCTACGGCGAGCTTCGTCACGATAACTTTCAGAGACGAAACCACCAGCAGAGTCACCCGACCAGACCAAGGTGCGTCCGATTCCACCAGCGGTGAACTCGCCGCCAGACACCTGACCAACGATGATCTTTGTATCTGGAACAATGAACGAACCAGAGTAGCTCTTGTTTTTGCCAGCGGTGTTATAAGCCGCACGGCCAACGAGGAGGCTCTGAACTCCCAGAGCCGCCGCAATTTCAGCTTCGCTCAACAAACGAGCACCAGTATTCGAGATAACTCCGAAGAACTGATTCTGCAAGAGGGTGGAGCGTCTGATTAACTCAAACACATTCGCCGACATCGCAACGCAGTTGGATTCGTAGCCGTACTGGGCAAGAGCCAATTTAGCCGCCGCCACATCACGAGCAACATCAATCGTTGCAACATTCGCTTGTGTGTAGGCTACTGCACGAGTCTGGTCAGCGATAGTGAATGGGGTCGTTGCATTCCAGAGAAGATCGGCTACCCGCTTCTCATGGGAGAGTTTCAACTGACGGAGCAAGAACTTCGCAGTTTCAGCCTCGTACGCAAAAAAACGATTCAAGTCTTTTGCACTATCATCGGGCACGAGCTCCTCAATTCCTACCTCATTCGTTGCGTAGTTTGCAGAGGCGAAGGAACGAATCCCTCGGCTGTAACTAGCACCGCTTTCACGGGCGAGTGCGTTGTTGGAGAGCAATTCTCCACCAGCTAATTGAACTTTGAGGTATGTTCCGCTTTTTGCATCAACATTCTGCAAAGGAAGCAAATTCGCTCCGATCAAACCGACATCGGCTTGAGGGGCTTCGATCAACGCTTGGTTGATGTCTGCCCGAATAGTCGTTCCACCGCTTACGTATGCCATATATTTATATTCTTTCTTGGTTGGTTAAATTACTGGGTTAGAGGAACTGCGATTTCGACAACCGCATCAGCCGCACCGGCTTCAAGGGCAACGCCCACGATACCAGTATTAGCCGCCGCTGTCGTTACAAGGCCAGAACCAGTCGTGGCTACCAAGCCTCCGATGGCAATCGCCGTCTCGCAATTTGCGAAAAAGGTTGGGTAGAACAGCTTAACTGCTCCGTTGTCACCAGCCGCTACATCGCTGATGGTAGAACCAACGCAACGAGCAGAACCAGAAACAGCCGCACGAGCCGTGCCATCCGTATGAACCTCAACGAGTCGGTAAGCCGAAATCGCAGAGGCGAAGTTAAAGGTGCGAACTGCACCGCCGTCAATGTTTGTAGCCATTTTAGTATTATCCTTTTATTAGAGTTTAGTAATACCACGAGACAGAGCCTCGGAGTATTCTTTGGGGTTGGAGAGCATCACGGCTTTCATCGCCTTGAGCTTGCTTGTTCCGTAATCGCTATGGGCGGCTACGAGAGCTTCAAAAGTTTTGGGTTCTTCCTTTTTCTCGGAAGGAACTTCGATTGAAGGGGAAGCAGGGATGGGCTTAATGCCGAACTCGGTTAGAACTTTCTTCACAACCTCGCTCATCTCTTCTTTGGTATCTTCTTTTTCAGAAGGCTCAACCTCAACCGAAATTTCGGGGGCGGGAGTCTCAGAGGGCTTTTTGTCCTCGGCCATCTCCTCTTTCTTCTTTTCTTCTTTGGGTTTCATCGAATCTTCAATGGCCGCCAAGCGAACCTTAATATCTTCGATGTCTTTTGTATAATCCTTGTTTTCCATATTTGTTTTGTCCTTTTTGTCAAGTGGAGCCTCCTCCACGGCTTCTTTGGCTACGGCTGGAATGGTCTTGCCTCCCTGCACATAACCGAGTTTTTCCATAAACTTCACCATCTCCTCGAATAATCCATTCGTGGCGGCTGGGCTGGAAACTAAATCAGCAGAGGCGATACTCTGGGGTCGAATGTAATCCTTGCCATTTATAGTCTCGGATTCATTAACAAAGGCTAGGGAAACGCCGAACTGGTCAGGGGCTTCGGAGGCCATCTCTTTGATAAGTCCATAGTGGGGAGAGTTGCGAAGCAAGCGAAGATCGGCAACCAGTCTGTTCCCCTCAATGCGAGGATTCCTTGCAAACCCGACAACGGCATCCAATCCGCTTCCGTGATTCATCTTTACCTTCACGCCGTTCTTGGCGCTTCCCATAAGTTTGAGGGCAGTCTCTAGGCTTGTTTTATCCACGAAAAGATCGTGTCCCTTGGCCTCTCCCACCTCCAAAATTGAAACTCCTCCTAGTTCAGTTTCCTCTAGTTCTTCGTCCCGATAGGTGGAATATGCAACCTGTGCCCTTTGCGTCTCGTCTGGAAACTTGGATACTGCCTCTTCATCTCCCATAAAGCGGGAAACAAAGTCTTGCTCGGATTCGTCAGCGGAAGGAATGGGGAGGGGCATAAATCATCGAGATAGTGTCAAAGAAGGTCGCCATCTGCCTTGCGATATGACTCCTTGACCTCTCCCCCGCCAGCCATCTTGAGAAACTTGTTCACCCTAGCCATGGCCCAAGCGTTTCGGCTGTTGGGTTGCCCCCCTGTGATGGTCGGCCTAAAGCTAGTCGAGAACGCACCCGCCCCCCTTCTGAATACTTTCTTCAATGCTCCAAGGCTAGGGGCTTTTCTTGAGGGGTGCTTGTCCTTGAACTCGGCAATCTTGTTCTTTAGTGCTTCCTCGTTCTCGGCTGAAATCTCAATGTCGCCAGCTTCGCTTCTAGTAGATGCTGTGCCTTGTGGGTTTTCTTTAGAGCCTTTGATTCGCTCTTTGAGCGGAGCGGGGGTTTGTGCCGCTGACTTCGGGCCGGGTCGAGCTAGTTCCTCTTTCTTGTCGGTAATCGGCCCACCCACAATCCAAGCATCACAAGTCCTTTTAGCCGCACACTTAAAATCAAAAATCTCGCAGTATCCGAGATTGCCAGCTTTTTCAACCTCGCCAGCTTCAGTTCCTATTCCTTTTGAGATACAATCTAAAACTCTTTTGCGTTGGTCAAAGGCCGCACAATTACCACAAAGCATCTTCTTTGCCGTAGCTACATCACCTTGGAACTCGTCTGCCTTGGCTTTCCAATAATCTTCGTTTGGCTCGTTAGGATTGGCTGGGCCGTAGTTAGCGTCATCAACGGCTTTCTGACGATTAGCTAGGTTAGTTTTTATGTCTTGAGTTGCGATTGGGCAAGAGGCTGGTTCTGCCAATTCTTTTTTGTCCCTTGCTTCCATCTGCCCAACTATTTTCCTTGCCCAAGCATAACCAGCATCGCCACCCCATCCAT